TTAAAATTTGAAAGTAATCTCCCTTATATTAAGTGTGTTGACCTTACCGTTCTCATTATACTTTCTAGGAACGAAGTCAAACACAATCTCTTTAACCGTACTCAAGATTAACTCCTCTTTTTGCTCTACATTTAACTTGCTCCAACCTTTAATCAAGATATCATCAATCATATTTAATTGTTCATTCGTAACTGTTTGCGTACTTTCCACTTCTGTACCAGCACGTTCAACCTCATCAAGTATTTCTTTAGTTTCGTCCATCAAACTAAAATACTCATCATCTTCAATATAACCTAACGACCATGATCGTGTGAGTTTCTCACGTTGTTTCATAATCTTATCTATGTCGTAATCTAATTTAGGTGTACTTTCTTCTACAATATCCACCTTAAACTTATTCATGTCATATGTTTTGAGTAACTCTATAAATTTATCTTCTACTTCGCTTTCATTGAATGAGATAGTTTGAACATTTTTATCCTTACTACACGTATCACATTTATAGCGTCTTACTTCGTAAGAATATCCTTTTTTATCCGTTATCTTACCAGCATATAGATGTAGCTTATTATGGCACTGAGGACACGTTAGAACGCCTCTAAAGATAGCATGATGTTTTACCTTACTTCTATGTGTTTTGTTCTCTATAACGTCCATAACACGCTTATAATCACTTTCTGATAACACTGGCTCATGCGTATTCTCAATATACATATCTCCATACTTAGTATGGCCACGTAATACTGGGTTTTTCATCAATCTAATAATAGAAGTTCTATTCCATTTCTTAACTTTAGGTACATTGACCTTCTTCAAATTCATCTGTCTAGCAATTTCATTACCCGATACACCATGTTTGAATTGCTCAACAAGATAATCAATTACCCACTTATGCTTATTAGGTACAAGTTTTCCATCTACATTGTCATAGCAAAAAGGAGCTTCTCTAATATAGTTACCTTCTCTTACTGCTGCACGACTACCAAACAATGCACGTTCACGTATCGTAGCACGTTCCCACTCAGCCATAGCACCCACCATAGTGATAAATAACTTGCCAATGGCAGTTGTGGTATCAAATACTTCAGTAGCACTCTTGAACGCCACATTATACTTCTCAAACGTTTCTAGCATTTCAAGTAAGTCTTTAACGTTACGTGTTAATCTATCCAATTTATAAACCAATACTAGATCATAATACTCTAGATTATCCATAATACGTTTTAATGCTGGTCTATTCATTGAGCCACCACTTACACCAGCATCAGTAAATACTTTGAATTCATTCCAATTTTGTACTTCGCAAAAGGCTTTTAATTTCCGTTCTTGCTCATGGATAGAATAACCTTCCGTTGCTTGCTCATAGGAACTTACTCTTGTGTAGATTGCCACTTTCATTAAATCACCTCAAAAAAGTAAAAAAATAATAAGGGTAGGTGGACTACCCTAAAAATTAATTATTTCATTCTATCAATAAGTAATAATGCTAATTGCCCAGTAGCTTTCGCATCATTCAAGGCTTGATGTGATTCTCCATCATCTAAAAGGAAATAATCTTTTAAAGTTTCTAGTTTATGATTTGGTGTTTCGTGTATTAATCTTCTAGAAGCAGTTAATGTATCAAAAACTCGAAACTTCTCATGTTCTATATTAAAATCATGAAGGTTTTTTAAAAGAAATTTCATATCGAATGGCGCATTATGAGCAACAATTGTTTTACCACCAAGTAATAAGAGTAGTTCTTCCATATACTCTTTAGATATTCTAGGCTTATCTTCCAAAAATTCATTTGTAATTCCAGTTTTTCGCATAACTGTTTTACCAACCGGTTGATCAGGTTTGAAGAACTTTGTAAATTCATTAATTACATTTCCATCTTTAAATTCAACAATACCATATTGGATGATTTCGTTATCTTTATAATTTAATCCAGTTGTTTCGAAATCTAAAACTACAAAAGTTGGCGTTAATTTTCTAGCTTTAGTATAAGATAAGTCTAAATGAGTTGATGAACGTGAAGGTTCTACTTTCTCGTTAGAAGAATTTTCAAATGAAAACAAAGTAGAAAAATAATCTTCTTTTACTTTCTTGTTTTCTGATTTAAGTTCATCTATTTGGTTTTCTTTTACTTTTAATTTTTCGTTTAATTCTTGAATGCTTTTTTGCGTTTTTTCAGTATTTTCTTTTAGAGTCGCAACTTGTTTATTTTCCTTTTCAAGTTTAAGTATATAAGCTTGTTGAGAAGCTAATTCTTTTTTTAGATTTTCGTTATTTTTAATTATTTCTTTAGACTCAACTTCTTTGATCACTTCTTTTTCTACAATTCTTGGTTTTTTATTATTTTCATCTAATTGTTGATTTGCATTATTTAAATCAAGTTTTGTTTGGTTTAATTCTTTGTTTAATCTTTTATTCTCTTCGTGTAATTGAATAGGGGTATCTTCTTTTTGATTTGTTATCTCTTTATTCTTTTTAGTTGTATTTAATTTAATTAATTTAAATAAACTAAATATAAATATTAATAGAAATACTATTAGCATTGCTAAATCAATGAAACTGAGACCTTGATCAATAATTACTAATAGTCCACCAACAACTGTGAACAAAGAGAAAATTAGCAATATCCAAAGTAGCGCTTTTTTCATATGTCTCTCCTTATCCTATATCTTTGTATTCAAACACTCGTAATGGTTCAAACTGAATAACATATTTACCATATCGAGTAGTTAAACCATGTTTTGTTTTATAATATTCCAATATTTCTAATACGTGTTCTTCGCTTAATTGAACATATTCTGCTAGTTCGTATAAGTTACTTACACCGTAGTGATGTGCCTCTACAATAATACGCAAGGGCAGTGCGGCCTCGTATCCATGACGTCTAGCGTAGCTTTCAAATTTACGGTTAATCCATTTAGACTGATCTAAAATGTTCCCATATGTAAGTTTATGATGTGCAAGTTCTTCGTATAACACTTCAGCTTTTCGTGTTTCGGGTAGGTTTTTATCTATAAGAATTATACCGTCATTATAGAAACCACTATAACCGTCTGGTAGCGAGTGTGTATCTCTAATTTTGATGTGTTCGTTCTCAGTGAGTAATTGTTCATAACGTGACATTAAAACCAATCCCTTTATTTGTCCTCTTTTTTAAATCTATCTATTAAACTCATTATGTAATCTATATCTTCTTGCTTTAACTCACCTTCAAGGTGAGCAGAAAGAGTAGTAGGTTCTTTTTGTTTCATTTCTTTAAGTCCACTTAATTCATCCAATGAAATATCAAAAAAATGTGCTAATGCACTCGCGTGGTCCATAGAAGGACTTGACTCTCCTCTTTCCCAACGGTCAATGGAAGTTTTTGAAAATTTAACATTATAATTTTTATTAAGTCTGGTTGCTAATTCTTGTAAAGATAAATCTCTGTTTTTTCTTAATGCTTTTAGATTCTTTTCGAAATTTTCCATATGTTTTTTCTCCTAAGTTCATATTTTACAAATATTATTATAATATTTGTATCCCGAAAATGCAACATATATTTTGAATAAATTTACCGAAAACGGAATTTTTTCATTGACTTTGAATATATAGGAGTGTAAGATACTAAGTGTAATCCCGAAAACGGGAAATAAGGAGGTGAAAGTATGAAAGGTCAAAAACATACTAAACTTCGTTTGTATTTAGATAAAAACGGTATAAAACATAAAGAAGTTGCTGAGGCTATGGGCATGACAACTAATAGATTTAGTCAAAAGATAAACAGAAACAAAAGTGACTTTACCTTAAAAGAAGCTAGCTTACTTTGTTATATACTTGATTTGGATATGAACGACTTTTTTTATAACCCTGACATCCCGAAAACGGGAATAAATAAAATATCAACCTAAAAGGAGTATGTTATGAACGAAATTCAACAACTATTCAATTTGAAACGAAATGAAGATGGAACAGTTGCAGTAAGTGGACGCGAATTACACAAAGGATTAGAAATCGGAACTCAATATGATAAATGGATGGAACGGATGATTGCATACGGCTTTGAAGAAAATATTGATTATATTATTCAGAGTGTAAAAGTACAAAGTCAAAAAAGACTACGTACTTATGAGCAACTCGACCACATCATGACACTTGATATGGCGAAAGAAATTTCAATGATACAACGTAGCGAAATTGGAAGAAAAATCAGAGGTTACTTCATCAAAGTAGAAAGACAACATAATGAGTTAGCAAGTGCATATGGAATTACTTCATTAGATGATATGAACCAACTTATCGAACAGTTAGTTAGTGACAAACTCGATTACTTAATCTCAACAGGAAAAGTAAGTAATCAAAAATTAGAAGAATTAAACGAAAAATTCGAAGGCGAATATGTAACACCACAAGACATTGACGCTATTAAATTTGCTATCAAGTCTAAAGCTGAACAAATTCTAGGTAAAGCTGGTATTCAAGTGACGATAGATGAATTCTTAATCGGAGATGTATATGAACAAGCATTAGCAAACAAGAAAGCTAAAGAAGAATACAGACATCAATTAGGAAAAGTCAAATCAAAATTACTAGTTAAATCTAAGAAACATCTAGGTATGAAAGGTAACGCACCTAACAATCATATTAAACGTAAAGATGTAGACTTAGCTATTCAATTTATCAAAGACATTAGACCATCAGCGATTGAAATTTAAGGAGGCATAACCATGCTAAAGAAATTAAAAATAGCACTCCTAATCGTCATCTTGGTGGAGGAGATTAGAAGTGCTAGGAAACCAAATATCGAATTAAATGGAAAGCAACTAGCTAAAATAGTGAACGATGAAAATGCGAAGAATGCTGAATTATTTATTTTCTAATAAATCTAGTTTTTCTAAAAGTTGTATAAGCATTTCATCATTAGCTTCTCTAACAGCACGAGTTCGATAACCAGATAATATTAGTGCGCTTTTACTATTTGTTTCTTTCGAGAAAATTTCTAGTAGTTCTTTAGCGCGTTCATTACGTTGGTTGAAAAACTCTTGTAATTCATACGGTTTAATTTTACTCATATTCACACCTCCTTAGAGGTGATTATACACGAAAGGAGTGATCGATATGTCAGAAGAAATGTATAACTACTTTTTAAACTTCATGTACAAAGCTGGTGCATTACAAAAAGTAATTGAGGAGGAAGAACGTGAGAAAGCAAAGAGTAAGTGATGAAGATAAATCAATTTATATCGCTGGAGTAATGTTCTTAACGCTAGCGACTGCGCTATTCATTACTGGAACATTCATTCCTAAAGCTTTAGGAGTAGCATTGCTCGCAGCGTTAGCAACTTATGTGTTTTTCGACCAATATTATTACAAAATAAAAGACTGAATGCTATCGGCAAATAGCAAACAGTCAAACAGTTAACAAAATTTATACAAGTTAATCATATAACAATGGAGGTTTGTTATGCAAGACAATATTATTCTCGCAAGAGGCGAATATGAAATTTTGCTTAAAGATAGTAGTGATTTAGCAATGTTAAGTAATGACTATAAACACTTAAAACGCAGAAACGAAGCGTTAGAAGAACATATCGAAGATTTACGAAAAGATACTAAGCTTTATATCAAATTATATAAAAATGCAGATGCAAGAGCTAATCAATTACAAAAGATGTTAGATGAAAAAGAAATGGAGGATCTAACTAATGACTAACCTTTATAACTTATCAACAAAACATCAACAATTACTTAATATGTTGGACGAAGATTATTCTATCGAAGATTTACAAGATACGTTAGACAGTATTGAAGCAGATATGAATACCAAAGTGGATAATACAGTCGGTTTAATCAGAAGCATAGAAGCTGATACAGACGCAATAGATAAAGAGATTAAACGTCTACAAGCACTGAAGAAACAAAAGAATAATTTTATCGGCAGATTAAAACAGCACTTACAAGACGCTTTAGAGGTGCAGCAAAGAGATAACTACAGAACATCAACCAACTATATTTACAAACGCAATAATCAGCCTAGTGTGAATATCACAAACGAAACACTTATCGATAAAGCATATCGTATACCACAACCAGATAAATACGATAAAAAAGCAATGAAAGAAGATATTTTAGCAGGTGCAGATGTTGAAGGTGCAGAATTAGTAAGTTCAACAAGTTTGGTGGTGAAATAAGTGGAATTTAATATTTCAAATGCAAAAAATATTACAACAGACAAATCAACATATCTCATATATGCAAAACCTGGCACAGGTAAAACACACACATTAAATTTCTTACCTGGAAAAACACTTTATATCAATGTGGATAAATCAGAACGACCTTTAAAAGGTAATGAGGATATCGACATTTTAGAATTCAACACTCACGAAGCATGGGAAGAGTGGGGCGAACTAATGAAATGGCTTAGTAAAAATAAAGAAACAGTTGCTCAGTACGACACGATTGTCATCGACAACATATCAGAGTTATTCCGTTCAATGCTCGCTAATCTAGGGCGTAATGGTAAGAACGAGCGAGTACCTGAAATGAGCCATTATCAACGCGTAGATTTCTTCACAATAGATAGCTTGCGTTTCTTACAATCGCTAGGAAAACGACTTGTATTTATTGCTTGGGAAACAAACTTCGAATCTTATACACCAGCAGGACAACAAATTACTCAAGCAGTACCAGATATTCGTAAAACTATTCGTGATAACGTCGCAGGGCTTTGCCAAGTGGTTGCTCGATTAGTTTTCAATGAAAAATCAGGCAAACGTGGATTTATCTTAAGTCCTAGCAACAATGTATTTGCTAAAAATCAACTAGATAATAGAGAACATTGCTTACAAGAAGAATTGTTTAAAGTCGGTGATGTGGATGTATAGCGAAAGAGCGAGCTTTTACTATAGTAGAGCCATTTCTGATTTAAAAGTAGTTTTTAAAGAAAAACAAATCGAAGTACCCAATGATATTTTAGTTCATTTAGCTATGGAATTAGTGAAAGCTGAACAAGAAAATGAGAGAAATCGCATTTTAGAAAGTGAGTTAAAAAATCTAATAGAAGTTATTGATAATCCAGATTACAAAGAATTTGTTTTCAACGTAGGAGCTATATCTAGTTCGATAGCCGAACTGTCCGAAAGTTTAGGTTATCAAAATATGACGATCAACTATAAAAATGATAATTCAGGTGATAGCTATGACGGAGTTTAAACTCTACGACTATCAAGAAAACCTTGTTGATCAAGCAAGACATATATTGCTAAAAAAATCTGGTGTGCTAATTCAAAGTCCTCCAGGAAGTGGTAAATCGGTCATGATTGCAGAAGTCGTAAAAAATGCTGTGAACAAAGGTAGTCACATTCTGTTTATTGTTCATCGTAAAGAATTGAGTTATCAAATCGAGAACACTTTAAAAAAACATGGTGTCGATTTAACTCATGTAGATATTCTTTCAGAAAAACGTGCAAAAAATATTTTATCTGAACTTACACCGCCTAAGATTATTGTTACTGACGAAACACATCATAGTAGAGCAAAAACTTACAAAGATATTTACGATTATTTTTCTAACGCTTTAAGAGTTGGATTTACTGCAACTCCTTGGCGTGCTAATGGTAAAGGTTTCACAGATATTTACGATGAAATGGTAAAAGGTCCAACTGTTGAATGGTTAATTAATAATCACAAACTAGCGGACTATGATTACAAAAGTGTTGTACTTGCTGATGAAAGTAAATTAAAAAAATCAAGTACAGGCGACTATACAAAGCAATCAATGGATAAAGCGATACCTAAAGCAATATACGGTGATATTGTAGAAAACTATAAAAAGTATGCAAACGGTCAAAAAACTATCCTTTACGCACATAGTGTTGAAGCAAGTGAAAATATCGCAGAACAATTTAGAAATGCTGGTATTTACGCAGAACATGCTGATGCTAAAACGAGTGCGGTTAAAAGAAATGAAATCATGATGAACTTCAAAAGTGGCATTATCAAGATTTTATGTAATGTTGATTTAATTTCAGAAGGTTTTGATGTTCCAGATTGTACATGTGTGATTTTAGCAAGACCAACAGATTCGCTTGTACTATTCATGCAACAAGCAATGCGATCAATGCGATATCAACCTAATAAAAAGGCTTTGATTATTGATCATGTTGGAAATTATGCAAGACATGGCTTACCTGATACGCCACATGATTGGAACAAGTATTTTAAAGGCTACAAAAAGAAACGTAGTAAAAAGGAAAATGACGCACCAAAGTTAACCGAGTGTCCTGAATGTTTTACTGTCTATGCTTCTGAATTAGATGAATGTCCTAATTGTGGCCATAAAAATGAAACAGAAGAAAAGAAAGAGTTAGAACATAAACAAGCAGAACTTACAGACATCAAGCCTTTTAAAGTTGATTACACAATTAAACGATATAGCAAAGATTTAAAAGATAAAAAGGATTTAGAAACGTTAGAGGACTACTACCTCTATACAAAAGCGAATAACTATAAAGAATCATGGATTAAATTTAATCATCCATATTACAAACAAGCACCATTCCCAGTCTTATATGCAGACTTAAAACCAATTAAACAAAAATATAACAATTAAAAAGGAGTTTTTATACTATGGCATTATTTACTACAGATTACTCAAATTTAGAAAGCAACGATTTCAGTCCACTACCTGAAGGCGAATACGAAGTGGTTATTAAAAGTGCAACAGAACGTGCAACTAAAAACGGAAAAGAAGAAACACAGTTACAACTTGTTGTAAGAAATGATTTAAAGAAAACATCAGAATTACAAGCTAAATATGCTAATAGAGTGATTTTTGTTGATGAATGGAAACGCACAATCGATGGTCAATATAAGTATAAAATGGATAACTTCATGCACTACTTAAACGGTATCGGTGTTCCAGAAGGTACACCTATTGAAAGTTTTGAACAGTTACTAGATATGTTCAGAGGTAAACCAGTAAGAGTTTATGTTAAGCAAGAAGAAAACGAATATAAAGGTGAAAAGCAAATCACTAATCGAGTAGCACCATGGAACTTTAAAAACACTAAATTTCCACAAGTGAATCATGAGTGGAAGTCAGATGATGATAAACCAAGCAACAATAAGTTCTCAGGTGGTGCAGAAATCAATGATGACGACTTACCTTTCTAATATTCCAGATGAATTAAAACAACTCAATAACTGGTGTGTATGGAAGTTTGAGAATAGAAACGGTAAGCGTACTAAAATACCTTTTAATGCAGCGACAGGTGAGTTCGCTAAATCAAACGATAAAAGTACATGGTCCAGTTATGAAACAGCAGTTAATGCCGAAGGTGTTGATGGGATAGGGTTCTTCTTTGAACCTCCCTATCTCGGCATTGATATTGATGATATTGACGATGATCTTCATAGATTTAAACAAGGTGATAAGTTAGACAATATTGTAAGCGAATTTAACGAGGCATTTAAAAGTTATACAGAAGTTAGTCCTAGTGGTAACGGTTTGCACATTATTGTAAAAGGAAAGATTCCAGGAAGTCGTAGACGTAAAAGCAATATTGAAATGTACGATAGTGGTCGTTTCTTTACAATGACTGGAAAAAATATCGGTAAATACAAAGACGTTACCGAAGTGTCAGAACAAGTATTTAAAACTATTTATAACAAATACCTACCAGATAACACTATTAAATATCCAACTACAAACAACTACCAAGAAAATATTCATAACCTTTCAGAAATTGATGTAATTAATGAAATTTACAATTCAAAACAAGCAAAGCTATTCGATGACTTAATGAAAGGTAATTATGAACCTTATTACACTTCTCATTCTGAAGCAGATATGGCACTCGCTAACATTTTAGCTTTTTGGTGCGCTAAAGATTACTCACAAATGGATAGTATTTTCAGACAGTCGAATCTATATCGAGATAAGTGGGATGAAAAGCGTAAAAATTCAACTTATGGTGAACAAACACTATTTAAAGCAATTAACGAAGTTAATAACATTTATACTCCTAAACAAGAAAAAGAAGAAAATCCATTAAGATATGCACTTAGTCACATATTTGATGCTGAAAAGAAAGATAAAGAATACCCTATTCGCAGCTATGACGACACAGGAAATGCTGATCGTTTTATTGATAGATACGGTCACTTATATAAGCACAGTTATATTACTAATAAATTCTATATCTATGATGGTCAAAAATGGAAAGTCGATGACAGCGGTGCTATTAGGAAGCTCATTGATGAAATGATTGAAAGTATTAAAAACGAAAAAGTACTTCATAGCGAAGATGTAACGGAAGAAGAAGCTAGAGAAGCTTTTCAAAAATACTACAAAAAAACTAGAGGTACACAGTCGAAGAAAAACATCATGAACGAATTAATGCATAGAAAAACAGTTACACCTGATGAGTTCGATAAAGACGACATGCTTTTAAACGTTGCAAATGGCTATATCGATTTAACAAGCAGAGAACTTTATAAACACGATATTAATAAAATGTTTTCTCAAATTGCTAACACAGACTATAGCGAGAAAATGCAACCTGCTGTGTGGTTAGACTTTTTAAACGACATTTTTGCAGGAGATAAAGCAGTGATCCGATATATTCAAAAAGCATTAGGTTACTCATTAACTGGAAGTACAAGAGAGCAAGTAATGTTCATTCTATTTGGTAAAGGTCGAAATGGTAAAAGTATTTTTGTTGAAACGATTGCAGAGATATTAGGTGATTATTCGAACAACATGCAAGCAAAATCGTTAATGGTAAAGAAAAATGACAATGTTAATACAGATATTGCTCGTTTAAGTAAAGCGAGATTTGTCACAAGTTCTGAACCTAATGAAGGCTTTAGATTTGACGAAGGTTTAATCAAACAAATTACTGGTGGCGATAAAGTAACAGCACGTTTCTTATACGCCGAAGAATTCGAATATACACCAAAATTTAAAATATGGGTTTCTACTAACCACAAGCCGATTATTAGAGGAACAGATGACGGTATTTGGAGAAGATTAGTATTAATTCCATTTGATGTACAAATACCTGAAGAAAAAGTTGATAAAGATCTTAAATATAAATTACTAAGAGAAGCACCTGCAATCTTAAATTGGATGGCAGAAGGTGCGTATATGTGGATGAGAGAGGGACTTGAGTTACCAGAAAAGTTAAAAGATGCTGGTCAAACTTATCGTACTGAAATGGATGTTGTTGAACAGTTCATTCAAGAAAAGTGCAAAAGAGCAGAAGAT